AACACGAACCTTGGGAAATTCTACCACATCACAAAAGATATATATCATATCATTAGCATGTTTCCAGAGTTTTTCTTCATCGACAGAGCGGCCAGCACCAAGCATCACACTGGGACAGAACTTAGCACCGCCTTTGGTAAAACACTTAGCATCAAACAGTTCCTTCATATATTTATAGCGATGATCATAACCTTTACCATCTTCAAATACAAGACCCTCAAACCACTCTTCCAATTGAAGTTCAAGAAATCCAGAGGAACGACGACCATCCGTAAAAAGTTTGTTTACACGTTCTTGGGACAGAGTGCCGAAGGATGCAGGACACTCAAACGTATAAACCTTGTTTAATTGGATCATGAGTGATCTTTGTTACCCACATATCATAGCATAAAGAAGGCAGGAGCGCAAGCCCCTGCCTTCTGGTAGCGTATATTCCGATGTAGCGTGTCGCGCACGAAAGAGCGACGTTTTTATTTAGGTTGCTTCGGTTTTCTTTTTCTTACCGATGTTGTACTTTGTTTCCAAAGTCCACTCAGTTTTTTCTTTGTATGCTAACACTTTAATCTGATTCAGTGGAGCAATGCTCTCAACTGCTTCAGGATTCACAACACTAATCAGACCCCAGTCACAGAGGAGTTGGGTGATTCTGTTGCGGCGCTGAACATCATTCAGTGTCAGGTTGGCATGTTTACCGTCAAGGGCAAACAGTTCTTTGAAGTGAACAATATAGTACCTGCCCTGCTTATGCAGAATATGGCAAGACTGATACAGTTTCTTTTCCTTCCTTGAAGCGACTCCAATTCTTGTCAGAGTTTCTCTCACTTTCAAAAAATCATCTGGTTCATTCAGTGCTACTTCGATCATCTTGTCCTGAGACCAAGTAACTTCGGGTTCCTGAATGCTATTAGTTGTCATCGTGTGCCTCCAACGTCAAGTCGCTGCTTAATAAAGTCGATCTGTTCTCTATTTAGAATTTTCAAAGATTGAAGTGCTTTCTCATTACTATAACCATAGTATGATTTGACTGCCTCAAGGTCCTTTACTTTTTCTTTCTTGAGCCACGGAGAGTATCTCTTCCGTTTCCTCAGACTATTTAGCAAAAATTTATATTGCATGTCCTTAGCAAGGTGCGAGTACATGTTCATTTGGTTGGCGAACAGCACAGCATCCAGGTGTCCAGACAGACAGCGGTTGACGATGTATGGGGGATAGGACTTGATGTCTTCACTCAAGTCCTCTTTGGTAAGATTAATCGAGTTCAGCCAGTCCTTTAATTCCATAGTTGAATAGCACAAGTTCCTTACGTTCTTTCTGCTCTCGCATATACTCACCCACCGAACGCATGGTGTAAGTGAGATCAAACTCTCCTACTTCGTAGTCTTTGAATCGGTCTTTGACCAGTTGAGACGAATTATAAGATATGAGTTGAGGACCAACAAACCGATCACAAATGGTAGCAAAACTATCGTGGTCGAATGATTTGTGCATACTACCTTTCCTTCCGTATAGGTTAGATCCAATATCGTAGGGGGGGTCGAGGTATGTAAATACCTTTCTGTCGTCGGTGAGAAGTTCTTGATAGCGACCATTGGTAATCTTCCAATTACGAATTATTTGAGTGTATCCTGGGAGTTTCTCAATCCCTCGCATTGAGAAGTTTGAGTCAGATGCTTGGGCAGAAAAGGATGAGGACTCAGTGAGACCAGAAAAAGAGCACTTGTTAATAACGTAGAAAGCACAAGCGCGATATAGAGGGGATAGGGTATAGTCATTTACAATCTCCTTTGCTTCTAGAAAAAGACCTTTAGCAGAACCACGATCAGGATAGCGAGACTTCAGTTCTTGAAGACGCTTGAACATTTTGTATCCATCGTCCTGCAGAGTCTTCCAAAAGTTTGTCAGAGGTTCGTATAGATCATTGACCCAAATATCCAGGTGCGGATACTTCTTGGTAATGTGGATTGCTACACTACCACCACCAAGAAAAGGTTCACGAAACTCTTTGTAGTCCCTGAGATCAGGGAGAAAGGTTTCTAGTTTGACGCAGGCACGGGACTTACCCCCTGGGTAGCGTAACGGTGTTTTCAGGGACTTCATAATCAGGTTTGTTGTACTTCAAAAACTCCCAGAAGGTTAGTTTCATTTCCTTATGGGTCATGCCGCAATGCTTTGCAGCAGCAGGTAGAGTCATCTTAGCACGAAACAGTGCCTCGTTTGCCTCTTGAACATTCTGAGGAGTGGTCTTGACCCTCTTTTCAACCAGTTGGTTCTTATCAATCTTGAATAGTCCCATCACACAATCAGTTTTTTGTCTTCAGGGGTGATGATTTTGCTACCATAGAGTTCATTGTACTTCTTGGTAACAGTCGGATCTACCTCAGCAATGTAAATGACATGCTTCCGATCCAAGGTGATCTCAGGTTTGTCCCTGTCGATCACAGTTGCCCATGGCATGAAGCCAAAGGACTGTCCGTTGGGAAGAACCACCAGACCATTTTGAACGGTGATAGTGTCATCGGTTTCAGAAACAAGTTCTGCGATGACTTCTTCACCAGTTACAACGCGAATAAGTTTGAGTTCGATCATTTGAATTCACACTCCACCATGATTTCTGTTAGCGCCGCCAAAAGATTAATCTCTTGGTCGGCAACGAAGGCAATTTGATACTGATACTTAGCAATAATGAGCACAGCAGCAGCAATGCTAGGACCTTCAAGGGATGTACAAAGAGAATCGTAAATACGACGAAGAAGTACACTAGGATCATTGTCCAGATTATTAACGACCCACTTCCTGACCGCTTGAAAATCCTTCTCCTTAAGAAACTTAAGCAACTCACTGACTGAGACATCACTAAAAGACGCAAGGATAGCACTATCTATACTACCACCAACTGAATAACGTTGCAACTCATTGAGCACACGACGCCAGTCGGGGAAGTGTTTGTTGATCAGCGTTGCCAATACTTTTTGATCATATCCGATATTCTCTTTCTCAAGAATAGTCCTGACACGCTGGAAGAAGTGTCCTGCGATTTCTGGTTTTTTCTTGTTTGGAATTCCGAATTCGACCACCGCGCATCGGGAGTGGAGAGGTTCGATAATTTTGTTTTTGAAATTGCAGGTGAAGATGAAGCGGCAGTTGTTATAAAATGCCTCAATATTCGCCCGTAAGAGGAGTTGTACATCGTGGGTTGTGTTGTCAGCTTCGTCAATAATGATGACTTTGTGCTTTGCATCCAGTGCTTGAAGTGAGACGGTCGAAGCAAAGTTCTTTGCTTGGTTCCGTACTGTGTCCAGAAATCGTCCTTCATCGGATCCGTTGATAATAATGTAATCGCAACCCAGTTGCTCACATAGAGCACGGGCAACAGTGGTTTTACCTACACCAGCAGGACCTGCCAGCAGTAGGTTGGGAATCTCTCCACTATCAAGAAAGTCTTGGAAGGTCTTCTTGATCTCGCTAGGGAGAATACAATCTTCAATTGTCTTGGGTCGATACTTCTCAACCCAAAGAAAGTCACTACGCATAATCAAATCCAGTCAGGTTTACGCTCAGGAATACGACGATAATTGTCCTTGACCCAGGGTTTTGAAGCAATGTACCGCTTGTAAGCAGTGAACGTATCTATTGTATCATCATACTTGAACTCGTCAGGCATGGCACGAGCAAAATCCTTTGCATCTTTATAATCGTAGATGCTGCCATCCACCTCTTTGAGACGATCATGATAGATGGTCATAGCTTCACACATGGTTTGGAAGCATCCATGCTCCTTACCAAACCGCTTCTGATACTCCCACATCAAATCAAATCCATGGTGGAGCATCCAAGCAAAGTTTGCTTTACTAGACGCCGCCCACACGGTGCAGGGGTGGTTCCTGAACCCGCCAGTGGTACGGTAGGGAGTGCCATCCTTCTTGTGAATCACACCCCAGTCCCAATGGTACTTGGAGAAGATCACAGATGCCATTTGGCAGGTCTCCAAAGGCATCTTGACAATGTGCTTGTCGGGAAGAACCTGAGCAGACTTTCTGGGATCAGGATCAGTCACAAAGATGTTCATTCAAATGGCCTCAAAAATTCACGAGAAACAATGTCGTCAGCACACATCATATCACGCATATATCTTACACCGCTCTCTGGAGTTGTGTCATCACCACAAGTAAAAACGTCACATACTGCCATACGGTTTTCTGGCCATGTGTGAATTGAAATGTGAGATTCTCCAAGCAGAGCGATGGCAGTTACTCCCTGAGGTTGGAACTTGTGGGAAGAAATGTCCAGAAGTTCACTTTGGCACAGGTGTGCAGCATGAACTAACACGTTGCGAATATGTGCCTCGTCGTCCAACAAACTAGGCGAACAACCTTTCAGGGTGAAGAGAATGTGCTTCATCAACCAAACGTAGAATCAGGTTCTAGAGCAATAAAGTAGCGCAGATCGTGATCCTTAGAGGTGAAGCAAGAGAGAAGCTTCTTGGAGATCTTTACCTCATAGGTGCCAGGCACGACACGGATGTTCTCAACTTTGAAGTTGAAAGCAAACTCATCTTCAGTCTCAGCAACAACCACAGAATACACGTTGGAAGTGTCGTTCTTCTTGTCACGGACAACCAGTTTCACAACACCATTCTCACCGATGACAGAGAGATCAGGCAGTTGATATACACCTGCTGCCTTGAGAACTTTCTCCAACTGTGTGGTGGTCAGGTCAAATGCAACATCGATACTAGGCAGAGTCAGAGTCTGATCAGGGGGAGCAATGATGACCGAAGGATCAGCAAAGAAATACTTGGAGTGATTCTTACCTTCCCGAATGAAAACATAGGATTCATTCTGGAAGTCCAGATCAGCATCACGGTGAAGAGACAGACCATTCAGGAACTGATTGAGATCATAGATACCAAAGTCCCTAGGAAACTCCTCAGTGATAGTTGCTTCAGCCAGGAT